GCCGGCGCGGCATCCTCTGTCGCGGGTGCGGCCAGCGTGGCGGCGGTGGCGGCGCAGTCCGTGGCTGGGGCGGCCAGCACTCAGGCGGCGCAAGCGGTCTCCACGGCCGGCGCGGCATCATCGGTGGCTGGCGCGGCCATTGTGGCGGCGTCAGCAGCGCAATCTGTGGCTGCCACAGCGAGCGCCCAGGCGGCGCAGGCGGCTTCAACGGCGAGCTCGGCCTCGTCCGCCGCAGGTGCTGCCAGCGTGGCGGCAGTGGCAGCACAGTCCTTGGCCGGTGCGGCGAGCACGCAGGCGGCGCAGGCAATCTCTACCGCCGGTGCGGCGTCCTCTGTCGCGAGTGCGGCCAGCGTGGCGGCAGCGGCAGCACAGTCCGTGGCCGGCGCAGCAAGCACCCAGGCCGCGGAAGCCTCTTCAGTCGCTACGGCGGCAGCCGCAGCCGTTGGCGATTTGGGTGACCTTTCAAAGCAGGACGCAAACGGCGTCAGTATTTCGGGCGGATTTATGGCGGGATTTTTTTCCTCTCCAGGAACCGTATCGGCAGCAACTACGTTGCCGGCTGGCTCAAACTTCTGGGTTGGCCCGATGACCCTTACTGCGGAATTGACTCTGTCCGACGGCGCAACCCTCACTTTTCTAGGCTGACATGGCAAATAAAATTTTTAACGCGGATCTGTCCGACCCTAGCAATGTTCTAGGCCTTGGCGCAGCTGCAAAACTCCCGGCAGGCGGTGCTGGTGGCGCGGCGGTTCTGGACGAAAATGGAAATGCGTCTGCGCTAAATATCGTCCCCTACCTAGGAACCCTATCTCGTCCTGCGGGGCAGGCGATATACAGGGCCAGGATTAATGTCGCGCAATTCGGGGCAGCCGGGTCAGCGGCAGCGACCACCGGCAGCATTGCATCTGGTAGCGATGTTTTGATGCTTTCTTCGCCAATTGATTTTCAACCCGGGCAATATGTTCGGGTTGACGGCGCGGGTACGGATGGGGACGGAACGCGCCTGATTGCGGAGATCGTGTCTGGAGCCGGGACGAATTTACTCACCCTATCGAAGGCAGCCTCGGCATCTGTTTCGGGCGCCAACGTCACCCACGACGATACGGCTGCTATTCAAGCTGCAATAAATTACGCGGTATCTATTGGCGGCGCTGAAATTATGTTGGATGCCGGCGTGTATTTGGTCGGGGGGGCGCCGCAAAACGCAAATGTCACAAACGCAATACTCACGCTTCCTCTCGTAGCATTCGGGTCGGATGTTACGGTGAAGTTTTCTGGCCCGGTAGGGGTCGGGTTTTTCCGTGAAGTGCTTAGCGCTGCGCCAGCCAAGAACGGTGCCGTGCTGGTCTTTCCTTACATTTGCCCCAACGCGTCGACAAATGGATCGGTCATCCAAGGCGTTGGATACGGGCAGTTTTATGCCAACTCGAATACTGCAAATATAACCGCCATAAATCTGATTATGCAGGACCTTGCGTTTGAAGTCCCCTCGCTATCCGGATATATCGTAATCGGAGGCCAGGGCGTGCAAAATACGATCTACGATCGTATTTCTGTTTATACGCCTACTATCAGCGATTTGTCCCCCCTGCCGACAAATGCAAACGAGACCGCGATTTCGCTTGGGGGCAATAGCTGCATGTCGGTGGCCAGGCAATGCTACGCGCAGGGTCTATACAACGGAATCACGCCCGGCGTGCATTCGATTCTTGATGGTAATTACGTGCAAAATTGCGTAATTGCGTACTCCATTTTTTGCGGAGATCACGTTCAGCATTGGCCCAAAAACCTAGCACAAAACTGCAGATATATTATCGGCAGAAATGCAAATGACCCAGGCCCTAATCCAAGCGCTACAGTAATGGGTTGGCTGGATACAGAGATTACCGTGGCATCATCTGATGCATTCCAGTATCAGGGCTTCGCGTACAACCTGGGAACCGGAGCCGGGCAGCTCGATCTAAACGGGCGCATTTATTACACCCTGGATGCTCCGGCAGGGGGCGCGCCCTATAACACCGGCATTAGTGTTTTTGATCCTGCTGGTGGATCTTGCCAATATATTCACATTGGGGGAGGAGGGGAAAACATCGAACAGACTGCTGCCGGATCATCTCCGGATAGTTTTTCGATAAACTCTCCTGCGCAAATTTTAATTGAAGGGGCCGGTCTGACTGCCGTGACCATTACCAGGAACGGGACTACCGTGAACGTGCCGGTGGTCAATACCTTGGCCGGAGTGCCGACTGCGAACATCAATGTAGTGAAAAGTGACACATTGACGATTACTTGGTCGGGAACTGCTCCCGTTATTTCGGCGATACCTTTGCAATAGGACGTGAATGGATTTTTTCATTGAGCAAGAAGGTTTTTAATTCGATCCCCACACGCCACGCGCTATAGCCCCCGGGAGGATAGTCGGGGGCAGCGTGCCGATTGTGAGGCATGATCGGCACGGACGCGAACACGGGCAAGGCCCTCGGGGATATTGCGCATCTGCGCCAGTCCATTCGTGATATTCTCAGCACCCCGCTGGGCAGCCGGGTGAAGCGCCGGACCTACGGGAGCGATCTCTATAAACTGATCGACGCGCCTCTGAACCGCTCGACGCTGGCGCAAATTTATTCAGCGACGGTCGGCGCGTTGCAAACCTGGGAGCCCCGTATCCTCGTGCTGAAGGTGCAGGCTACCGCTGCGCCTGGCGTGCTCACCCTCGATCTCTACGGGCAGTATCTGCCCAATGGGCAGCAGATCGCGCTGCCCGGCATCAGCGTGACAACCTAATGGCGGTCACCCTTTCGGCCATCGACCTTTCGGCGCTGCCGGCACCCCAGGTGGTCCAGCAGATCGATTTCGAGACCGTCCTGGCAGCCATGCTCGCTGACCTGCAGGCGCGCGATCCGACTTTCACCGCGCTGCTTGAATCCGACCCGGCTTATAAGATCCTCGAGGTCGTGGCCTATCGGGAAACGCTGCTGCGCCAGCAGATGAATGACGCCTCGGTGGGGCTGATGTTGGCCTACGCAGAGGGTGGTGACCTCGATCAAATCGGCGTGAATTATGGCGTAACGCGCCTGACGATCACGCCGGCGAATAACACCACCATCCCGCCGACCGCTGCTGTCATGGAAACCGATAGCGCTTTCCGGGCGCGCATTCAGCTTTCGCTTGAGGGCTATTCCTCGGCCGGGCCGAGCGGGGCCTATCTCTATTTTGCCAAGTCGGCATCCGGCGATGTCCTCGATGCCAGCGTGACCAGTCCACAGCCGGGCACGGTGCTGGTGACCGTCCTATCACAGACGGGCACCGGGGGCGCCCCGCAGGCCACGCTCGACGCCGTCAGCGCCGCGCTCAACTCCACCAGCGTGCGGCCGCTCTGCGATACCGTGCAGGTGCAGAGCGCCAGCATCGTCTCATACTCGATCGTCGCAACGCTCACGCTGGCGTCAACGGCCGACCAGGCGACTGTGCTGGCGAACGCCCAGGCTGCTGCCCAGGCCTACGCCACGGCCCGGCACAAGGTGGGTCTGCCGGTTTATGTCGTCGGCGTGATCTCCGCCCTGATGGTGACCGGCGTGGTCGATGCGGTGCTGGCGGCGCCTGGCATCACGACCGACTTGGCCATCACCGATCTTCAGGCCAGCTATTGCACCGGCATCACTCTGACCTTCGGGGCGTATGGTGTCTGACGTTGCCACCCTGCTGCCGCCCAACGCCACTGCGGGCGAGCGCGCGCTCGAGCAGGCGACGGCGCGCGTCGGGGCTGTGCCGGTGGTCGCGGGCGCGCTCTGGAATGCCCAGACCTGCCCGCTCGAACTGCTGCCCTGGCTGGCATGGGCCTGGCGCGTCGATGAGTGGGACAGCACATGGCCGGAGGCGGTCAAGCGCGCGGTGGTGGCGGCGAGCATCGCGAACCACAAGATCAAAGGCACGCTCGCCTCGATGGAGACCGCGCTGGCCGTCGCCGGATACCCGAATGCGCAGATCATTGAGGGCGATCCAGTGTGGAACCTTGATGGAACAGTGATGCTTGACGGCTCCCATGACCTCGGCAACCCGGCGAACTGGCCATACTACCGCGTGATCCTGTCTGCACCGATCGCCAACAGCCAAGCGGATCAGGTTAAGCGGATACTCGCCGCAACGCAGCCAGCGCGCTGCTACCTGTTGGGCCTCGATTTCACCCAGGCGGCTTTCATTCTCAACGGCACGGTGCTGCTCGACGGCTCCTACAATTTAGGCGTGGCAGGATAACATGGCGAACCTCTCCGAATCCGACAGCTTTGATGCGGGCATATACCAGCTCGAGACCACGGACGCCGCCCTCGGCGGCGTCAACGGTGTGATGAACACACAGGGCAAGAGCTTTGCAAATAGAACCCGGTGGCTTTACAATCGGGTAATCGCGCTGCTTGGCTTCACCAGCCAATACGCCACGGCGGCAGGGAAAGCAAACGCGATCATCGCGAACTACACCCCAGCTGCTACCGCGCCGATTAATGATGGTGCCTGCTTTGCTTTCCGCGCCACAGCCGCCAATACAGGCCCGGCGACTTTCACGCCGTGCGACGGCTCTGTCGCGGGCACCACCGCAATCCCGCCGCTGCCCATTTTTGGGGCGGATATGAATGCGCTGGCCGGGGGCGAGATCACAGGCCAAGCGCGGCTGCGGTATAGCACCAAGGTCAATGGCGGGAACGGCGGCTATGTGTTGGTGGAAAATCCAGGGGGCATTCAACGCTCGATAACGCCGCCCGCTCCTGATGATTCTTCCGCCGTCGCTACGACCAACTGGGTCAGGTTTATTGCGGCGCTCCTATCTGACTTCAGCCAATCTGGACAATTGGTTGGCTATATGGTGCCGGGCGCGAGCGGGTCCCGCTCCTTGAACATCAGCTTCACGCCCCCGCAGAACGGGACGATTATGCTGAATTGTCAGGCGGTCTCCAGCACGACCGTGCTTAACTCCCTTTCGCTGGGGATTACGAGCGGCGGCACAATCATGGGTAATAATTTGGGCCCTGGGGCGGGCAGCTTCTGGACATCCAGCAATATGGGAGTGGGCACGGCGATCATTTCCGTGACAGCCGGAGTTCAGCTAAAGGGAACGCTCACGGCCAACAACGGCACCACGAATTCTGACGTGGGCGTAGGGTTCTGGGGGTTGTTTATCCCTCACGACTAATCTGGCGCCGCCCCCGGGAGGAACGGACGCGCGCGGCGGATGATGCTGTCTCGGATGCAATAACCGGGGCGAGACCGCATGGGTACGAATTTCCTTCACGGCGTCGAAGTGGTCGACGATACCAGCACCACCAAGACGATCACCATCGTGAGCTCGAACGTGATCGGCGTGGTGGGAACCGCCCCGAACGCGGACCCGACGGTCTACCCGCTCAACACACCGGTGCTGAATAACGGCTCGGCCAGCCTGACCAAATCGCTCTACTCGAAGAGCGTCAGCGCCGATAACGGCACGCTGCCCGGCGCCCTGCAGGATATTTTCGATATCATCGGCGCGGTGGTGGTGGTGGTGCGGGTGGATGTCGGCACCACCGATGCCCAGACCCAGGCCAACATCATCGCCGGCGCGCAGCAGTTCGTCTATGCCAACGCCGCGCTCGGCCAGAAGCCGCGCATCCTTATCGCCCCCGGCTTTACCCATCAGCGCACCAGCGCCGGCATCGCCTCGCTGGTCGCGTCCAATGCGGGCGCCGGCTATACCGACGGCACCTATCCGCTCACGGTGACGAACGCCACCGGCGATACGACCGGTGCCGGCGCGGCCGCCACAGCCACCGTCGTCGCTGGCGTCGTCACCCAGGTCGGTACCACGGCCGAGGGCTCCGGCTATACCGCTGCGCCGACCTTCAAGCTCCCCGCTGCCGCCGGCACCCCCACCACGGCAGCCGTGTTCACGGCGACCGTGGGCACGGTCGGTAATGCCGTGGTGGCGGAGATGATTTCCATCGCGGCGCGCCTGCGCGCCATCATCGTGCAGGACGGCCCGAACACCACCGACGCTGATGCGATTGCGATGGCGGGCGACTTCGACAGCGAGCGCGTCTATCTGGTCGACCCCTGGGTGACGAAGCTGGATCAGGCGACGGCGCAGAATATCACCCGTCCCGCCAGCCCCACCATCGCGGGCATCATCGCCTGGACCGATAGCACCTATGGGTTCTGGTACTCGCCGTCGAACAAGCCGCTCTCGCCGGTGCTGGCGCTGGGGCGCCCCATCGACTTCACCATGGGCGATGCGAGCAGCGGCGCGAACCTGCTGAACGCGGCCAATGTGGCGACCATCATCCGGATGAACGGCTTCCGGACCTGGGGCAACCGCACCCTGTCCACCGACAGCGCGCTGGCGTTCCTGGCCGTGGTTCGGTCGCGCGACATCATCAATGACAGCATCGCCGCCGCCAATCTCTGGGCGGTCGATCAGCCCATCACAAAGGGCTTCGTCGATACGGTCCTCGAGGAAGGCAACAATTTCATGCGCACCCTGATCTCGCTGGGTGCGGTGCTGGGTGGCAGCTTCTGGCTGGACCCGGACGAAAACTCGAATGCGCAGATCGCGGCGGGCCAGATCAAGTTTGACTATGACCAGACCGTGCCGAGCCCGGCCGAGCGCGTGACCTTCACCAGTCATCTGACGGATGATTACGAGTCCAACATCTTCTAAGGAGCTGGCGGATGGCCGCGAGTGATATTCGGAAAAACTTTAATCTGTTCGTGTCCGGCAAGGGTTATGCCGGGCAGGTGACGGAAGTCAACGCGCCTAAGCTGACCCAGCAGACGGAGGATTTCCGTGGCGGCGGCATGGAGGCGCCCGTCGAGCTGACCATGGGCATGGAAAAGCTGATGATGGATTTCACCATGGTCTCCTATGACCCGAATGTCCTGGGCAGCTTCGGCATTACCGAGGGCGCCGCGGTGCCGTTCATCATTCGTGAGGTGCTGGAGTCTTACGACGGCACCGTCACGCCGGTGGTTCACACCATCCGCGGCAAGATCAAGGAGATCGACCCGGGTACCAGCAAGCCCGGCAGAGTGGCCGAGCTGAAGGTGCAGGTGTCCGCCAGCTATTACAAGCTGCAGCACGGCACTTCGGTGATTCACGAAATCGACGTGTTGAACATGATCCAGGTGATCAACGGCAAAGACGTGCTGAGCGCCATGCGCTCCGCGCTCGGCATGTGAGGAGGTGAGTGGTGGCGAAGATAACGAAACCGGCAGGGGCTGACGAAGATAAGAAGGATCTGCCTGCTTGGCTCAAGCCAGGCGACGGCTTTGTCGATGTGGTGCTCTCCCGCGCACTGGATCTGTCGGGCTCGAAGACCACGGTGCTGCGGGTACGCGAGGTGACCGTAGACGATCAGCTGACGGTGGAAGAGATGAAGGGCAGCGAGGCGCGCAAGGAGATCAGCCTCTTCGCCAACCTCTGCGAGGTTTCGCCCGCTGATATCGCCAAGCTTCCGCTTCGTGACTACGCGCGCCTGCAGGCCTCGCTCGGGGTTTTTACCGACTAACACCCGAGACCATCCGCGACGGGGTGTTGGCACTGGCCCATTTCACGGGATGGGCAGAAGCGGAAATCGTGAAGATGCGCGCCAGCCGGTTTGTCTGGTGGCTGGAAGGGCTGCCGATAAATGGCCGAGCGTGAATTTAAAGCCAAGTTGGTCATCGGAGGCGCGATCTCCTCCAGCTTGCGCCTGGCCCTGGGCAGCACGAAGGAAGGGCTCTCGTCGATCGGCAAGGTTGTCGATAAGCTGTCGCGCGAGCAAAAGAAGCTAAATCAGGAAATCAAGAAAACCGCTCTTTCCGGGGGTGATGTCGAAGGCCTGAAGAGCTCTTACCAGCGCCTCACCGCTCAGCTCGAGAACGCGCGGCGGGCACAGACCAAACTGAATGAAGCGCAGGAGCGCTATCAGCGGCTGAACAATATCGGCAGCAACATCGCCGGCCTCGGCGTTAAGGCCGGCATCGGCGCGGCCGCCATCGGCGTGCCGGTGTTTTCCACCGTTAACGCTGCGAAGGCCTACCAGCAGCAGCAGGCGCGCCTGGCAGCGCTGGGTATGGGCCCTGGCGTCAATTCCCAGGCCGCCGCCTTTTCGGCCCGGCAGAATATCTTCGGCACCAGCAAGTCGGACCGCCTCGGCCTGATTACGGACGCATTGTCGGTATTCGGAGACCTGGGTGATGCCAAGATGGTTCTGCCCATGTTGGCCAAGATGAAGTTTGCCAATGGTGCACTTTTCGGCTCGGAGCAGGCCGGCCAGAACGAAGATGCCTTCATGAATATGCTGAAGGTGATCGAGCTCCGCGGCGGCACGAAAGACCAGGGCGAATTTAACCGCCAAGCCAACATGATCCAGCAGGTGATCAATGCCACCGGCGGCAAGGTCACGGCCGATCAATGGCGTGATGCCATCGCCACGGGCGGCATCGCCGTTAAAGGGATGACTGATCAGGCGTTTTATTACGGCATGGAACCGCTGATCCAGGAGATGGGCGGCCACCGCGTCGGCACCGCGCTCATGACCGCCTACAGCGAGATGTACCAGGGGCACACCACGAAGCGCGCAGCAGAGAACATGCTGAAATACGGCTTGATCGGCGACCGGTCGAAGGTCAAATTCGACAAGGTCGGCCAGGCCGCATACCTCAATCCCGGGGCGCTGAAAGGGTCTGCGGAATATCTGAGCAACCCCTACCAGTGGATGAAGGATGTGCTGCTGCCGAACCTCGCGGCGCACGGCATCACCTCTCCGCAGGCCATCCAAGATGCCATCGGGTCGATCATGGGCCGCACCGCAGCGGCGCTGTTCTCGACGATGTACCAGCAGCAGCAGAACATCGATAAGCGCCAGCGCCTGAATGCCGGCGCGCAGAACATCGACCAGATGAACGCCAACGCCCAGAACACTCCGGCGGGCAAGGAGGCGCAGGCAGAGGCCAGGCTGGCCGACCTGAAGCTGCGGCTCGGCACCGATATTCTGCCAACCTACACAGCCGCCCTCACGCTCGCCGCCACCGCGCTGGAGAAGCTCGACGCCTTCACCGCCCGTCACCCGCGCCTCGCGCGCGACATGATGATTGGTGTGACTGTGCTCGGCGCATCTTTGGCGGTGCTGGCGCCGGTGCTGTTGACGGTGGGCGGCGCGTTCGCGGCCTATGCCGGGTACACGCTGCTCTTTACCAAATTCGGCCTAGTGGCACCTGGGGCGATTCGCGCGGTGGGTTCGGCGATGCTGTTCCTGGGGGAGACGCTCTTCGCCAACCCAATCGGCCTGACGATTGCGGCCGTGGCGGCGCTCGGCGTGGCCGCCTATGAGCTGACCAAGCACTGGAGTGGTGTGAAGGCCTTTTTCCAGGATCTGTGGGGCGGCGTGAAATCTGCCTTTCAGACCACCATCGGCTGGATCGGCGACCGGCTTGATTGGCTGGTGAAGAAGCTCGAGGCGTTCAAAAAGACGGTGCTCGACTCCTTTACGGCCGCGGGGCTTACCCCAACGCCCATAGCAACCAATGCCTTCACCGGCCGCGGGCAGGCGCCGGCCGGCGTGGCGACCCAGGCGGCGCCGAATGCCTTCACGTCACGGGGCCACGCATCCGCCGGCGGGGTCCATATCGGCAAGGTCGAGATTAATGCCGCGCCCGGGCAGGATGGCGGCAAACTGTGGGATGAGCTGCACCGGCGCATCCAGGCGCACCAGGCGACGGCGGCGCGGGGCGCGATGTACGACCCGGCCCAGGAGTTCATGCGATGAGCGTCCTTTCCGGCGCCGCCGGCGCTGCCAGCGGGTATATGCCGCAGATGATCCTTGGCAGCTTCCTGTTCTCGCTGAACACGGCCGCGTTCCAGGAGCTGCAGCGCAACACCGAATATACCTGGGCCGCCGTCCCGCGCTTTAGCCAGAATGATGCGCTGCAATTTACCGGCCCGGGGCAGGATATGATCACGCTGCCCGGCGTCGTCTATCCTGGCTTCCGGGGCGGTGGGGGGCAGTTGAATGCCCTGCGCGCTCTCGCTGGCCAGGGGAAGCCCCAGAGCCTGATCGACGGCATGGGCAACGTCTACGGGCGCTGGGTCATCACGGGCGTTGCCGAGACGCAGAGCATCTTCGCGGCCTTCGGGCAGCCGAAGAAACAGGCCTTCACGGTGACCCTGCGCTGGTATGATGGCGGCCCCTCGAGCCTGCTTACGAACCTGCTCAACAATATTGGCCTGGGCGGCCTCGTCTCGTCGGCGCAGAGCGCGCAGCAGACGGTCGAGGGGCTGACCGGTATCGGGAACCTGATCTGATGGCGGCCGTGACCTATACCACCAAGGATGGCGATGTGGTCGATGCGGTGGCCTTCGCCTATTACGGCACGCTGGACGGCCGGGTATATGAGCAGGTGCTCGCCGCCAACCCAGGCCTGGCCGCGCTGGGCCCGGTGCTGGGCGCCGGGGTGGTGATCACGCTGCCGGACCTGTCTGCCAGTGTGGGCGCCGATCAAGGCGTGCGTCTCTGGTCATGAGTACCGGCATCGTTCCCAATTTCGCGCTCATCGCCAACGGTTCCGACATCACCTCTGTGGTGCAGGCGAATCTGTCGTCGCTCACGATGACCGATGCAACGGGGTACGAGTCCGATTCCCTGGTGATCGAGCTTGCTTCGACGGACCCGGCCAACCCGATCAGAAAGCCGCCGACTGGCGCCGAGCTGTCGCTGTTCCTCGGCTATGACGGCACCACCATCAATATGGGGATGTTCGTCGCCGATGAGGTCGAGATCCGGGGCTGGCCGGAAGTCGTAACCATCCGTGCGCGCTCGGCCATCTATGCGCCGACGCCAGCCGGGAAAACCGACCTGCAGACCCAATACACCCAGGTGTGGGCGGCCGGCACCACCATCGGCGTGCTGGTGCAGACCATCGCCAAGCGGCACGGCCTGGCCGGCAGCACCAGCAGCGCGCTGGCATCAATCCCGCTGCCGCACGTCATGCAGGACGCGGAAAGTGACCTCAACCTGCTGACCCGGCTGGCCCAGCAATATGACGCCGTCCTCAAGGTGGCCAACGGCCAATTGCTGTTCTACGCCCGGGCGACCGGCCTCTCTGTGAGCGGTCAACCGCTGCCGGCAATCACGGTGCAGGCGAGCCAGGCCTCGAGCTTCGGCATGAACGAGCAGACCCGCGCGAACGCCGGCACGGTGGTGGCATGCTACCATGTCCACAAGACAGCCCAGAAGCATGTCGTGAGCGTGGGGCAGGGCGAGCCGGTCAAGCGGATCCGGCAGCATTTCCCGGATCAAGCAACGGCGCTCGCTGCCGCCAAGGCGCTCTTGGCGCAGTCCATCCGCGCGCAGACCCGGCTGACCCTCTCGCTGGAGGGTGACCCCGCTTTCCTGGCTGAGGCCCCCCTCACGCTCTCCGGGTTTCATCCGGACGTGCCGACCAGATGGGTGATCACTCAGGTCGATCACCGCCTGGACGGCAAGGGTGGATACCTCTGCACCATCTCCGCCCAGCTGCCAAACGACCCCACGCTGTCCCAATATCAGACCGACGACGTAGCCGAGCCGGTAAGCTCCTGA